GGCGATGGACCGCCCCAGGAAAACCTCCGGGGTTGCAAGGAACTTCGGCAGCGCTGGGGCAAGCCTCGGCAAGGTTGATGTCGGGGGAGGGCTGAATGCGGTTCAGTCACTCCTTGGTTGATGGGGGATTGACGGGGCGGGTCGGGTATGTTAGGCTGAACGGAGGAAGGACATAGGTATGGCTGAAGACTCAACGCAAGCTGAAGGCGAGCTGTCCCTCGAGGCGCATCTGCAATTCGCAGTCCGCTCCATCGAGGCCGACCCTCACTTGCGCGTTCTCGTCCGATACTTCTTGAGCAACTGCTCGGTATTGCCGCAAGCCTCCGTGTTCGACCTGAACCCCGTCCAGAACGCCTACAATCAAGGCGTCCAAGCCGCTGGACTGATGTTCGCAAACCTTCTAACCTCGGTGGAGCCCCGACTCGTGCCCACCCTAACACTCGAGGAGCTGACCCAAGATGAACCCGAATGACCTGATGTGGAAATATCGTTTTGCCATCCTGTGCATCCCTGCAGATGGCGAAGGCGGCGGAGCCAGCAACGACGGATCGGGGTCCGATGCTGGTGCGGGAGCAGGTGAGGGCGCGGCTGGCGATCCCCCTGCTCCTGCTGCTGCCGAAGGCGACGTTCCGAAAACTTTCCTCAACGAGGCCGCTGCCAAGCTGGCTGAGCCGAAACTGGATGCCGAGGGCAAGCCGGTTGTCGAAGAAGGTGGCGAGGCCAAGGCAGAGGAAGCCCCCGCCGCATTCGATCTCGCCGCCGTCAAGCTCCCCGAGGGCGTCGAGCTGGACGCCGATGTTGGCAAGTCCTTCTCGGACATTCTCGCCAACGCCGAGTTGTCCCCGCAAGAGCGTGGCCAGCAACTCCTCGATCTCCACACCACCGCGCTGAAAGCCGCCGCCGAGAGCGCCGTTGAGCAAGTCAAAGCTGCCAACCTCGAAACCTACACCAAGATGAACGATGCTTGGCGCAAGGAAATTCCGAACCTCCCCGAGTTCAAAGACAACCCCGAAGCCGAGGGCGGCAAGGTCTTCCAAGCCCTTATCTCCATCGGCGCGGACCAGAAATTTTTCGACGCCCTTGATCTCACTGGCGCCGGAAATAACCCGGAAATTCTCCGGGTCCTTCACCGCCTCACCAAACCTTATATGGAGGGCGGAGCCGTCACCGGAACTGGCGCGGCGGCGCAGAAGAAAGAACTGGGGGCGAATATCTACACCTCCACCAAGCCTTGAACTCGAAACCCTCACAGGAGTGAAGAATGACCTTCTTCCCGGACGTTCCCTACAATCCCACGCTGCAGGATTTCATCACGGCTCTCGGACCGGATGACGCAGTGACCGACCTGGGCGAACTGCTGATGCAGACCAACCAGATGTACGAAGATATGACTTGGTCCGAGGGCAACCTGCTGACCGGGCACCGCTTCAGCGTTCGGACCGGCTTGCCCGAACCGACCTGGCGCCGTCTCTACCAAGGCGTTCAGCCGACCAAATCCACGCGCGCACAGGTCACCGCTTCGACCGGTATGCTCGAGGACTACTCGGAAGTCGACAAGGCGCTGGCCGACCTCAACGGCAACACCGTTCGCTTCCGCTTGCAGGAAGACGCGGCGCACGTCGAGGGCTACAACCAGAAAGTCGCCCGGTCGCTGGTCTACGAAAGCGAAGACACGAACCCGGAAGCCATCACCGGCCTCGCCGCCCACTTCAACACCGTCGCAGGCACCGGCATCGCCGATCAGGTCATCGACGCTGGCGGCACCGGCACCGACAACGCCACCATTTGGCTGGTCGGCTGGGCACCCAACACCGTCTACGGTATCTTCCCCAAGGGGTCGAAGGCCGGTTTGTCGGTCAAGGACCTGGGCGAGCGCACGTTGCAGGCCAAAACCGCTGACGGCTCTGCGACCGGCTACTATCAGGGCTACTCGACCCACTACCGTTGGGACCTGGGCCTTGTTGTGCAGGACTATCGCTACGTCGTGCGGATCGCCAACATCGACCGCAGCCTGCTCGGTGCCGATCCCACCGTGACCGGCTACACCGGCGCGAACCTTCCGAATCTCATGTTCGAGGCGCTGGAAATGCTGCCCTCGCTGGACAACTGCAACCCCGTGTTCTACATGGACCGGACGATCCTGACCAAGCTCGGTCAGCAGCTTCCGAACGTCCTGAAGAACTCCACCCTCACCACGGAAATGGTTGGCGGCAAGCGCGTCACCAGCTACCAGGGTGTTCCCATCAAGCGCGTCGACAAGCTCTATGTCGATGAAGCTCGTGTGGTCTGAGGAGGCCAGGAAATGATCATCGACAAACTGATGCAGGTCGAATACAAAGGGACGCTTGCTGTCGCAACCGGCACCCGACTGTTCGGCGATGCCCTCGACATGAAAGATGTGCGCAACCACGGGCATCTTTCGGCCTCGGAGCGCCCCGGCTTCCTGATCACCTTCACCACCGCAATGGCTGGTGTTGGTGCTTCGGTGCAGTTCGCTCTGGTTACCGACTCGGCATCGAACCTGGCTTCGCCGACGGTCCTCGCAACCTCCGAAGTTGTTGCGACGGCTGATGGAGTCATCGGCAAGCAGCTGTTCATTCCGCTGCCGGATACCGACAGCTACGAGCAGTATCTGGGCTTCCAGCAGATCACCACCGGCGCGACCATCACCGCCGGTGCCGTTTCGATCGAGTTCACGGCAGGCAAGCGCAACTGGCGTGCCTACCCGACCTCGCACTACAGCTGAGGTGAAAAATGGCTGAAGCAACTTCCGCCGCTTCGCAGATCAAACGGGCCGCAGCCGCCGAGAGCAAGAAGGATGCGAAGGCTGATGCCGTCGCTTCCGCCATCGAAGTCCCGGAGGGGAGTGTTGCGGTGCGTCTCATGCGCCCGCTGCAAATCCCCGGACAGCCCATCCTGCAGCCGGGTATCCGCATCCTTCCGGCGAGTCAAGTGCCCAAATCGGCCAAAGTGCTGAGCAAAGGCAAACAGCAGGCTGCCGTCGAAGAATAAAAATCAGCAGGGCGTTCGCGCCCTGTTGCAGCTGGGCCAGGAGGTAGTTATGCAGGATTTGGCTAGTCTTTTTAACCAGGCTTTAACGTCGGTTGGCCATCAAGCCGATGTTACTGACCCGGAGGCTAACACCAAATCGGCAAATCTGTGCCGTCTGTGGTTCGCTCCTGCCAGGCGGGCAGTTCTTTCTGCTGCTTACTGGCCCAGCGCCCGTAGCCTTGCGAGTCTTTCAGTAATTTCTACGAGAGAACTTGGCGACGATTGGATTGATGGTAAGCCTTGGCCTGGCAACACCACGGCGTTCAACCTTCCTGCTGATTGCCTCCGCCCGCAGTTTATGGCAAACTTTACCAGATTTACGCTAGGTAATCTCGGTGGGAACAAAGTTCTTTTTACCGAAGCGCCTACAGCTTTTTTGTATTACACGAAGGACATTGAAACTCCCGCGGTATGGGAATCCGATCTTTATGATGCTGTAGTCGCTACACTGGCCGCTCGACTTAACATGGCAAAAAGTGGCAAGTTGCAGCATACCTCGTTCTTTGTTAACGAGGCTAAGTCTTACATTAGAAGCGCTGCGGCTCGAATTGCAAACGAGGAAGATAACTATTACGAGTCGCTTCCTCTGCATTACGCCGAGACGGGATATACCCCTACGCTCGCAAATCGCTATTACTACCCGGTGGCCAGTTTCAACCTTGGGGCTATGTGATGGCTGAGAAAAACGCACTGTTCGCTTTTGTGGTCGGGGAGGTTTCCCCGGCTTTTTACGGTCGGGCTGACCTAGCCAAGCATCCTTTGGCGCTTGCCGAACTCGAGAATTTTTATGTGGACTACAAAGGCGGCGTATTTAGCCGTGCAGGAACTCGTTTCGTAACGCATGTTTCTGAAGCTGGTGCCGTAGAGTTTTTCCGTTTTCGCGCGAGCGCTGATGACTACACACTGGTATTTTTCAGCGGAAAAATGCGAGTAATTCGCTCCGGAGGGTATATCCTAGAGGATGGAGCCTATAACGTAATTTTCGACGACACCGGCAGTGCGGCTATGGAAGGCGCTTTCTCTGTCGGGGGTATGCTTTATGTTTATAACTGGGGCTACGCAACCATCACCAATGTAGCTGCTGGCGTTGTAACCATTGCGGATATGTTTGGAAATCCAATCACCGGGAGTTTCTCCGCTCGGAAGG